CCGCGCTAGATCCAGCTTAGGAAGATTCAAAAAGTGCCCCCATCAGCAACGCCGAATGGCACCTGCTGCCAATTACCACCATCCCAGAACTGCAGCTCCTGGATGGTTTCGTTGTAGATCAGGCGCCCTGTATCCGCACCAGCCAAGGTGAGCAGGTCACGTTCGGCGGTAGTCATGCCCTGAGGCTGAAGCAGTCCTGCGCGAGTAGTCATGGCTTAAAACGAACCTCCGTCGAGAGTGTCAGATGGACCCCAGCTGAGTGTCGTGTCGTTCCACTGTAGAAATTCGTTCGCAGCCGTGCCATCAGGCAGCGTGGTGCCGCCACCACCACCACCTGTTCCAGTTACACCTTCAATTAGGACCCAGTGAATCGAACCAGCTGGGGGCGGAACAGCAAAGTCGATCGTTCGCGGTGCGGTGAAGCCAAAGTCAACGCCAGGCTCTTGAACCACACCTTCAAGGCTGATCAGGAGATCGTTGACCGAATTGGCATCACGACTCAGCGTGAATGTTGTCCGTGTGCCATTGATCTCTTCTTGAAGCTGCGCCTTCTGTGCTGCAGTGGGACGGTTAACCCAGGTATTGCTACCAGCGTCATAAATGAGCGTGTCGCCCGTTGCAGGGCTCGTGATATCGACGTCCAGCAGGTCACCCAGGTTGACTGTGCCGCCACCACCACCGTTCAGGGTGTCAATGCGGGTATAACCTTCGGCCTGGCCAAGGCACAGCAACCAGTCACCAGTGTCATAGGTAACGTTTTCATAGGTTCCTGCAACGGCGCAAACCAGATACGCACCGGTCAGCGCATCAGTAGCAGCAGGAATCAGATTGCCAGCCGTAAAGCCCGCCGATGTGCCCAGAGTTGTGACCTGGACAACGGTGCTAGTCGAAGCGTCAAAGGTGCCGCAGAAGCGCAGGTTCTCTTCACTCAGACGACCAAAACCGACAGGAATCCAGCTGTTGCCGCTCCAAGTGCGCAACTGCGCGTCTGACTCTTTGTACCAAAACTGGCCGATATAGTATTCGGTGCCGCTCGGCTGTCCCTCTTGGATCAGAACGGTCGCATAGTTGGCGAACTTGGCGTTCGTCAGCGAGCGATCAGCAATGCGCGCGGCGTCGAATGTGCCAGTGTTGATCTTGTTGGCGTCCAGGTTGGGGATGTCACCAGGGGCAAGCGGAGCGCCGACGGTGACGTGGCCCTGGCCGTTGACAGTGACTTTGGTGTAAGTGCCAGCACCAACGCCGGAGTCGACGTGAGTGATCGCACCAGCCGCTGAGACCTGCAGCGCAGGGCCTGGAACGCTGACTGCACCCTTGACCGAAGCCGTGGCCGCAGGCAGATCGCCACCCTCGATCGCCCGCGTCGCGGTGATATGACCTGTCTCACTGAAGGTGATGCCACTGACCGAGCCAGCGGTGATCGTGGTGCCGTGGGTGACTGCACCAGTGCCGCTAACGCTCAGGCCAGAGTTGGTCGGGATGCTGACCCCACCGATTGCTGTCGCTGTTGCGATCGGCAGGTCAGATGCCACCAGAGCGGTCGTGCCAGTGACGTGACCCTGGGCGTCGAAGCTGATGCCTGCGCTCGTTCCAGCCGTGACAGCGTTGGTGTGGCCAATGGCACCGCTGGTCTTATCAAGACCACGATCCAGGCTGCCGGTAGGGATCTTGGAAGCCGTCACCGTGTCATTGGTGAGCTTTGCCCCGTCAACGCCGCTAGCGATCTTGGCGTCAGTGACAGCTGAGTCCTGGATCGCAGCCGTATCAACGGCGTTATCGGCTAGCTCGCTATCGGTGACCGAGTTAGGCGCAAGCTGATCACCAGTAACAGAATCGACGACCAGCTTCGCCCCAGGGATGGTGCCGTCGTTAATTAGCAAGACGCCATCTTGAATCAGCTCTTTGCTGGTGAGCTTCTTCGTCTCACTAGCTGAGAGGTCGGCAACAGCGACTAAATCAGTAGCGGCAAGATCCGCACCACTCAGCGGTGGTAGCTGACTGATGCGTAGGTCCATAACCTGTTACTAACGCGCTTCCCGTCAGTCTAGGTATCAAAGACTGGGAGACCTGCGCCGAGGCTGAAGGCCCGATAGGCGACAGATGCTTCTTGAACCGTCTCGTAGAGGCCAATGCAAACCTGTTTCCCATTGACGCGCCGCTGTGCCTTGTACCTCTTCAACTTCCCTCCCTTCTGAAGGGTTACGCCACGAGGCAGTTCATTGACATGGTGGGTGTCGCCCCTGTTCATGTGGTTCACGCTGAGGCTGACATCGCGCAAGTTCTCGATACGGTTGTCAGCGCGATCTCTATTGATGTGGTCAATGGTGTCTGGGTCGTTCCCGTGATGCCAGATCCAAATCAGGCGATGGAGCAGATACTTGTGCCGCTTCCCTTTGAAGCTGTAACCCGTAATCAGGTAGCCGTTCCTTGTTGCGTAGCCAACAGGCTTGGTTGCGTCTTGTTTTCCCTTCAGCGATCGCCAAAACAGCTGGCCGTCTGAATAAGAGAACGTCTCCCGCAACTCATCTTGAGAGGGGTACTCGGTGCGATAGCCCATTGACTCCTGAGCGGTAGCTCAAGAATACACCGTTACCCAAGCTTCCTTATTCTTCCTGCTCGACTTCCAGGTAGCCCAGACCCTGGTTGCGTTCCAGTGCCAAGCGGCTAACGCCGTCCTGTTCCTGCACAAGGTAGTTCGTGATGGTGCGGACCTTCAGCTCGATGGGGCCTGTTGCGACAAAATTGATCGTTGATCGCACTTGTTGCGTCGGCTCAAACGCGATACCGACATTGGCCACAATCGCATCGAACTCGTACCAAAGCTCGTCGTTCAATTCCTGAGGATTAGCCCCGCGCTGCACCAGGAACAGCTTTGCCTTGAACTCGCTGCCAAGTTGCTGCCTCAACACCAGCTGGTGCAAATACACCACCTCTTCCACGGCGTACACGTCCCCACCGTCGACAGCGCAGGGATCGTTCTTGTAGTCGAAGAAGCAGTTCAGCGTGCCGCTGCCGCTGATCACCGTGTCGTATTGACGGCGGAACTCCTCCCCTAGCTCGGTGACATCAACCGCGTCACGGGTCGTGTTCAACTCGTAGCTAGTGACCTGGCCTAAGCAACGCCCGACATTGTTGGCAACCTTAACGCTGATCGGGATGTTCCTTGTTGGCTCGACCAGATCAACGCGGCCAGCAGTCTCACCGTTGATCGCGTCCTCAAACTCCTCGTAGAGAGCAATCCCACCCGTAAAATCGACGTGGATGTACCACTTGCCATCGGGGTAAGCCCAACCCGAGACAAAATCGAGCAACCCGTCATCGGTGGCCTTGATCTCTAGCTGATCGCCTGTCAGCAGGTCACCTGTTGAGAAGTCAAAGCTGAAGCGGTTTTTCGTGGCATTGACGTCCGAAGAATTGACGACACTGCTAAACGTCTCGTCGATGCTGCTACGGGTTAGCTCAACACGGCCTGCGGCGCCGAGAAAGACTGCCATTACAGATCCACTCCAGTCATGTCACCACAGACCTGGAAGCTCAGCTGCGCCTGTAGTACTTCACCAACAACCATCGACAGCTCCGCACCCGTGATCAGGCACTCGAACGTGATCGAATTGGTGCCGTAACCAAGCTTCATTGTCAGTTTGTCCGCGTCAGTTGGGGTATCGGTGCGGATCACCTTCTCAAGCAAGCTGACTGGAGCGTCGTCGTAATACCAGACAGCACAGCTACCAGTGGCGCTCTTTAGACCAGGCGTGTAGTCCCGTGCAGTATCGGCAAGGCTGGTCACCTCTAACGCTTCAACTTGGCTACTCAAGGTCCAGTTGGCGACCTTTGCCAACTTCACACCGTCGTAGGTGATGGAGCCGTCTTTACCTGAAATGTAGGCCATAGTTAAGAAGGATCAAGGCGGCCAATAAAGCGGACCTGGACAGTCGAACGACCTGGCTTCACGCTATCGATACTGGGCGGCTCATTAAACCGCCAGCGCAGATTGCTACCGCCGACTTCACGGATGTAGTTCGCCAGCTCAGTCGACGCACCAGCCGCCACGTTGCTGGTGGTAAAGGTCACCCAGTCATCAAGGACCATCGTGTCCTCGTACAGCTTTAGGACAGTGGCTGCCTCGGCGTCCGTGATGTTCTGGAACGTCAGCTCTAGCTCTGCATCAAACCGCCGGTTGCCATACCGCAGCGTGGTCGTTGCCCCATCCAG